TGATTGCACGTAATTGTTTACGTCTTGCGTGGGGCCGCCGAATTCAACATCAGCCCAGCCGACAAAGCCGCCTTGCGACATGTTGCCGCCGTACAGCCACGGTTTATAGAATGTCAGCGTTTCGTTTGCGGTTACGTTTCCAGACCAGAGTTTGTAATCACCTGTTTTGATAACGCGCAGCGCAGTAACGGTGCCGTAGCATCCGATCAGATGAAAACCTAGCCGATAGAAGAAGCCAATCGTCTGCCCTGCTTGCTCATTCGGCAGCGTTGAATAGTCGCCGTAATCAACTACGTTCGATCCGCGTATCCAGCGAGAGCCAAATAAAACAGGTATGACACGATCCTTTGTCGCAAGCGGCAATGAATTCGGGTCGAGTGCCACCGCTTTCGCGTCGTCGCGCGTGGGCGCGGAATAGGTCATTGCCCATATCCCGACAATGGCTATGACCGCAAAGATCGCCCACTCAATTGGCTCCATACATCACCTATTTTTTTACAGCTTTACCGACAAAGATTTCCTTGTCAGGGATGAATGGCTGACCGCCATAGTTGAGTTTGTTGTTGTGCGTTTCATCGCAGTCATCAATGTTGTGCAAGCAGCCAACCGTAAGCGTGACCGGATCATCTATCGCTGGGTTGATTGCCGCATTGATCGTTATGTCTGTCCCGATATGGCCCGTAATCATGTAATCGTCGCCGTTCCATGCCAGTAATCCCGATCTGAAAGTCTGGTCTGGAAAATCACCAGCTTCATCAATCGTTATCGTGTAGGCGTCAGCCGATACAACCGTTCCAGCAATATCATTCCTTGTGGCTCCGCATGCATCTGAATACACGATCTTCTGGCAGCGTGTGCCGTATGATCTATTAAGCCCTGACTGACTCATCCGCAATGAATCCTGCTGCGCAGTGAGTCTTACCTTGCCTGGGCCTGAATACTCGCCATGCACAACGCGACAGGCTGTCAGCGCAATGAATTCTTCATCAAAGTCTGTTCGGTGCGTTCTGAAGATTTCGACCACTACAGGCCTAACAGGTATGCCGTTAAGAAAAAGAGCCGCGATGGGATTTGTATGGGAGACGGTAATACTGAAGGGGTTTTTGCTGAGTTCGCGCGCGATGGTAATGCTGCCGCGCTCTATTGGCTCTGGCAGGTATGTGTCGCCATCGTACACAATGCTGAAAATACTTGATGTGTAGAAGTACGAAGTTGCCCCGTACGTGAAGCGGTAAATCTCTACCGGGTTACTGTCGTAGCTGGATTGCTCTTTTGCGGTGTACGTCATTCTGGTGGCCCCGGCTCAACTAACGGCTCATGCGATGACGATGTGACGGTAACGCTCGCCGTTGTCTGATGCCCTTCATGCGTCAATGACAGCGCACCATCGAAGCGCACAGTGCGGACAATGGAAACCACTGCATCCATCGTGGAAACGTTTGTGGTGCCAGATGTAAGCGTGATAGTCGACTCTGTACCTGTCGTCACAACGTCATCAATTTTTGACAGACAGATGCTGCCATCAGAGAACGTGAACAGGATGTATTTTGTTTCTTCAATGCGTGTGGGTTTGAATGGGCCCGGGTCAACCAGGATCACTGTTTCGCCTGCATCAACCGCGCTCTGCAAAACCATGTCGCTGGTTCAAGATGGCAGAAGAAACGGCACCACATTGCCATGCTGGTGAAAGAAGCCAATGAAGCTTTTCTGTTCCGCATAATCCATAAACGTGAAGCGTGTTTTTTCGTCGATCTTTGCTCTCGCCCACTTCGCGCCCCACTGGGCAGCACCAATGTCAAAGTCGCAAACCCATGCGCTTGTTTTTGTGGACAGCTTCTGCGTTTTGCCCTCTGGAACAAACAGACATAAATCCATGTCATCCAGCGTTATGTCTGTCAGATACGGCAACAGCGGCGCAGCAAATACCACGACTTTACAGTCGAGATTTACATAGCCGGAAATGTCGCGGTCACTGGATGCCGCTTCACGAATCATTCCGATGTAAGCAGGAGCGATGCGAACATCACCGGAGACCGCTAATGTCAAACCGCCTGCGACCAGCGTTATATCTGATGCGGTAAAAGATTCAATCAAGCCAATAGAACAAAGCCCTGCGCTACTCCATACGACAACGAAATCACCTACCCTGTAATCCCTGTCGGTAGTGTCTGCGGTGATCAGCGTATCTTCTGCGGCATAGGAAACGCCACTAACAAATTCTGCCTGGGCAAATAGCGGAATAAGCCACCGATCACCTAAGCCATGCGCAATAACGTGCTGCGCAGAATTCCACTCTGATGGCGCTATAAGCGGGTTCAGCCCATAGGCGCGCACTGGGGCGTCACGCAGCTTGGAGCGCTGCTCAATGCCGTTGTATGCGGTGAATATCCAGTCAACAGTGGAGTGCGCTTCCGTCATGCCAGCTTCAGGCCACCACGGCCATAGATGGTCGAAATCTTCCATTGTTGCCATATCAGATCAGCCGCGCTTTGAACTGTGACGGATTGCGCGTGATGATGTTCAGCATCGTCTGTTCCATTTTCCCGCTGGTTTCCAGTTCATCCATGATTCCGCTGGCGTCATCCATCCGATTGACGATTCGCAGATTGACCTGTGGCGGAGCAGCATTGCCTCCTTTCAAAAGTGATGCGGTGTCTTTCCTGCTAGTGACGTTTGCAGGGCCGCTGATCAACTCAGGTCCAACCTCACCAACCAGTCCCACTGTGCCTGCAGGAATGTTGCCGCCTTTGTCGTATGCGCCGGAAAAATTCTGCGACTTAACGCCTGCAATGTTCATGGCACCATTTGCTGCTGCAAGCGCCATAGCGGGGATGTTAGCTGGGTATGGCAATTTGCTGGCTTCCGCCATTGAGTGATACATATCCATCGTGGTTGATGCAATACTGAATGCTTTTGATGTTGCGAAAAGCACCTTGTATGTTTTTGATTGCTCGCCGCCGAATGTTTTTGCCAGATCAGCCAAGCCACCAAACATTGCCGAAGCTGAGTCGAGTTGCTGTCTGACTTTTATGGTTTCAAATTGTCGCATGCGCTCCATGTAACCGGTTTGCATGCCTTCAAGCAGCGCCTGCTTGTCTGTTTCGATCAGCGTTTCATTTGCCATCACCACCTGATAGCGCATGTCATATTCAGCTTGTAGCTGTGCCATCTTGTCATCAATGGATAACGTGCCTGCTTCTTGCCCGAAATCTGCAAAGCCTTTGTTTGTGCCTTTACTCAAACGTCCCAGCAAATCATCTTTCTGCTCGCCAGTTGTCGACTGTTCGATCAGCGCTTTCTTGTCTGCATAGTCTTGAAGCGCGCGCTCCTGCTCTGTCATCAGTTCGCGCTCAAGCTGGAAGGCCACGTTCTTGTTTTGAAGTGCAATAGCCGCCTGAATGTCCGTGTCAGTTGCGCCCATTTGAGCCAGCTTGTAACGCTCAAGGCTGATCACATTCATGCCGAGCGTTGCGTCCTGATCTTTCAGATCCTTCAGGTAATCGTCAATCGCCTTGCGATCTTCCAGTGATTTTTTATGCGCTTCCTGTGCGTCAATCAAATTGTATGACGCCGCAACGGCTGCGAGTTGCGAGCTTGTCGCGCCATCCTGTGCGAGTTTGTACAGCTCCGCCTGCTTGGCTGTCATGCCAGCGGTTTCGCCTTCCAGTTTAATGGCAGCAATTCGTTCCTCAATTTTTTTAATGGCGGCTTCGTGTTGCTTGTCGCCGGAAGGATCGCCTAACTTGATGTTGTCAGAACCTACAGAGCCGGACATCATCGACCTGGGCGGACCTGCAATTGATCCGCTTTTATCGCCAGTCATTACGGCAAGCTGCTTCTCAAGCCCTGCCAGTTCCGCTTTGGCTTCGCCTACCGTTTTACCAATGTCTTTGCCCATTCCCTGATAGAACCAATCGCCTGCGATGTGCTTTTTAAGTCGCTCGATGCTGTATATCAGTTCATCCTGCTGCGTAACGTTTCCTGACAGGCTCGCAGCAACATATGCAGACCCGCGCGCAAACTCAGAAAACTCTGATGCGGCTTGAACAGTCCACCCTGCCAGCGTTGCCATCGCGCCACCCAAGTCTTCCAGATTTTTCTTGACGCTTGGGTCTTTCAGAATGTCCCGAAACTCTTTCATACTATCGACAAGCGGACCAGTGTTGGTCTTGCCGAATGCATCATTTATTTCGTTGCGAATGTCCTGCATAACCGTGCTGACGGTCTCAGGCATTGTGTTGAATTCTTTGTTTATTTTCTGCGACTGGTCGATGAACGCTTTAGCCATCGCAGCGCTGGTCAACTGCCCTTCACCAGCCATCTTTTTCAGAGCGCCGATGTTGCCATTTGTCATCTGGTCAGCAAGTGCCTGCGCGACTCGCGTGCCGTTCTCCATGATGCTGTTGAATTCATCGCCCTTGAGCGCCCCAGAGCCAAACGCCTGCGCAAGCTGCCTGATGGCTGCCTCGCTTTCTTGCGCGCTTGAGCCGCCCACACGTAGCGATTTACCCACGGTATCGGTGATTGTCAGCAGTTGCGACTGGTCAAGACCTAACGCCTTGGTTGAATTCGACAGCTTGATGAACAGGTCGCCAGTGGACGCAAGATCAGCATGCGATCCGCGAACCAGATTCAGCAGCTTGTCATAGGATTGGCGAGCACCTTCAGCCGATCCGGTTGCCAACGTCAATTTGGCTGACATATTTTGATAGGATTCTGCGGCTTGCAGTATTTCCTTGGCTACAGTTGCGACCCCCATCGCCGCCATTGCTGCGCCCACGGCTTTTGCAGCGCCTGACATTTTTGTCAGTGATCCTTCGGCTTCCTTGCCTGCTGTTGAAAGAGCTTTCAGCTTGCGTGATGCCAAGTCCGCTTCCAGTGCCTCGACACGAATTACCAGACTAGCAACATCAGCCATTTTTCACCTTCCAGTAAGATCGTTCAAGTGAGCGCAATAAATCCACTTCAAACGCAGACAGGCTGCGCTTGGTGAGATTCGACCATGCTTGTATTTCGGTGTACGGCAAGTGTTCGCCGTTGAACATTTCGCAGAACCATAGCCAGATATAAGCTAGAGACTCAGGACATTTTTCAGCTTTTGCCAGTTCTGGCGGCATCACACCTGTAGCGAAGAAAACTTGTTCTAGGTGGGTTCTTTTTGATTTTTTCGAGCCTTTGACGATGGAGCCGAGATTGAATTCTGATTCTGCGAAGCGACAGAGGCGCTCCGCTTCAGTCCGAAAAAAAGGCTTCTGTTACCCGCAAGCTCGTTAATTGGTGAAACAAACTGAGGCGCTTTTTTCAGGAAGGCCAACGCGGCTTCTGGTGAAAAGGCTTCATCAAAAGACCAGCCGGAAACCAGCGATGCTGCAAGCTCTGTCATTGCATCCAGCGTTAATTTGTCCCGCGTTTCTTCCGTTTCAATATCGGCAGATCGTGCGCGGCGCATGATGCGAGTGTAAGCAAGACGATAAGCGTCAGAATCAACACCGCGCACAGTAATGTAATGGCTAGTCGCCACGCCATCAGGAGTAAACAAGGGCAATTTCTCGCCCTCATTCGCTTCATCAGCCGTGAAAAAGTCAGCCATACTCATGCAGGAATCCGCGTGATGACTATGTTTGAGCTGGTTGCGCTGTCCAGCAATGCCTGGAATGGCATCTGTATAGTCACCGGGCCTTCGCTGCTGACCTCAGGTGTGCCGCCGCCTGTGTATTTGAGGCGCGCAATGCTGAAGCTGTAGCTGTTACCAGCTGCATCCAGCAATGTGAAAGCCAGAGAGCTTTCTGTTTCGTTGACAAACTTCTCGAGCTGCGTGGAGTTCTCAAAGTACAACGTCATGCTGCCAGTAATGTTCGAGCGCCCGATTGAATGTTCCAGCGATTTGTTGCTGCCAACGACCAGACGCGCTTCCAGCTTGTTGTCGAGCTTGAGCTGAACTTCTGTGACTACTGCAATACCTGAGCCGCCCTCTGTGATCGTGCCTGTGAAGGCGTCAAACGGGCTTGTGGTGGTTGCTGTTGTGTAAGTTGCGCCGGATACGATTGCGGTATCAAGCACGCTGCCAGAACCAGCCACCATCAGCTTCATTTCTGCGATGGCTTTAGGCGTGACAGTCAGATCGAAGCCGCCGATACCAACGCCAGTGAAGCGGTGATATTTCTTGCCGCTGGCGAGGTCGCCAAAAATTCGCTCAAAGGTGAAGCTGCGGCGAGTAGTGCCGGCCTTCAGCGTACCGCGCAGGCTGACCAGCGTTTCATCACCGCCACCCGCTACGATTGCCATTGTTTGGCCAGACAAAGGCGTTACCGTCAAAGTCAGGGCAGCCACCGCCGTGACGCGATACCGACCATCCAAAGCGCCGCTAAGGTTAGCCAGAACAACCACATCGTTCACAGCCCAACCATCAGTTACAAACGATCCAGAGGCGCGTGTTAGCGTTGTTGCAGTGGATGAGATAGTTGTGGCGGTTGAGGTGGTTGTAGGCACCCACGTGCCACACATAGCGGCTTCAAGCATGTCATCAAAGCTGTCATACGAAAACTCGACAGAAATGTCGCCCTTCACATCATAAGCACCGTGACGCATATCCGTGATCTGGCGATCAGAGCGTAATTCTTCAGACTGGAATGTGTCTTTATTCAGCGCCAGCGTAGTGCCTTTGTGCCGGATAGGTTTAAAGATGGGCGTTGCTGGGGTGGTGCCGAAAGTTGCTTCAGCGACATAAGCCATGCTGTGTTGTGAGCCATTTGCCATGATATTTCTCCAAAAAAAAACCCGCTAGAAGCGGGCTGTGTTGTGATGTGTGAAAGGGTTATCTGTTTACTTTCGCGCGCCAGTAAATCGAAACGGTTAAGCGATACCATCCGGCATCATTGCGCCCCGCCCCAACCCCTGTTCTGGTTATGACAACAGCTTGCCCACCTGATGTGAACGTAGCTCCTGCCTTGAATACTGCGGCTATGGCATCTGCTTTTGCGTTCGCTGCGCCATCGCCTGTGTTGATCGGATAATAAATCGCCACCTGAAAAACGCCGTCGTGTTCATCAATGCCGTTCACGCCGATGCTGGTTGCTGATGGTGTGTTTGGCATCAAATGGACTGCTGCCCATGCCGCTGTGCCAGGCGTAAATGTCCTGTTTTCATAAGCTGTGTTCGCATCCGAAAAGAACGCGCCAGTTCTGAAGCCAGCCACCAATGCATTGCGGATATTTGTAAATGCGCTCATCGTTGCGCTGCCTGTTCGTTAACAAGTCTCTGCACGCGCGCCATGTTTCTGCGCACCATGCCAGAAGGCGCCTGCGTGGACGAACCTTCTTCCAGCTTTTCGATGTACGGCAAATTATTTGCGAGGAAAGAAACATCTGCCACTTTGCCGAGATTTGATGCAACGCCTGCCAGCGCGACATTTATATCTTCGTTGTCAATCTCGTCAGTAGCAGGTGATCCGATAGTCGCCTGCCAGTTGCCTCGTGCGCGTCCTGTATCGACTGGCGTGTCCTGTATCACGCTGCGGAACAATTCCATCTTTACAGCTCGCACAGTGCGCTCAACTTTTGCGTCAGTGCCGCGCACAAAGGCTGTCAACTGCGAGTTAAAGCTCATACGCGACCACACAATTCGTATATGACAGCAACACCAGAAGGTGCAACGCTTTTCACGTTCACGATCTTGTAAGTGATGCTGTTGATAATCAGCGTGTCTGTAGTCAGTGGCGTCACATCAAGACCGGAGGCAGCTGCATAAATCTGCTTGTCGCCCGCCTGAATGACTGTGCCATCAGCAAGCGATGCGCCGGAATCTTTCAAGCTGTAATCAAACAGCGTGGCTGTAATTGTGTAATCGGTATCGCTTGAGCCTGTGACCGTTCCCGCGTTCGCGTCAAACGTGCCCGCTGATGCCCTGCGTAGAACGCCAGACACGCCAAACTCTGCCAGCAGCTCCAACGCCGTGGCAGCAAGTTCGCTATAAAAAGTCATGTTCTTACTGCGACCAATCCATTGCGGCGAATCAAGTCATTCATGAACGCCTCGGCTTTTGAAAAGATGGGAACCCTGCCATGCCATTCGGTTTGGTTAGCATAGGCAATTTCTATCGGGCCCACTTTCTTGCTGATCACCGCCCCTGTGTTGGATGGCAGTTGATTAGGCTGTAGATCATTGCTGGCAGCCTCACATGCCGCCGCCATCTGCGCATAAGTCAGATTACTTGGAATGCTGGTGCTTGGGTAAACATCGCCCCGAAACACTACATCGGTTGCGTTTGCACGAGGCCAGTCTAGCGCCTGCGTGGTCGTTGTTCTTTCGCCCTTCCATATCGAGCGTTTGCTGTATAGCCAATCCATTGCCTTGATCAATAAGATTTCGCACTCAGCATCATCATCGGACAGCGTTACGCCTCTGGCTTCTGCGTAGGTGCGAAACGTAGCAACAGAAACATAGCTGTTTGCGTCGACTTTCGCTGTGCCGTCTTCAATGATTAGCGTCATGAGTCACCTGTAAAAGAGGGAAAGGCGGGGCAAAAATACCCCGCCAGTCACTTAGCCTAACAGCAATGCCGTGTGCGCGGGCTTGATGTTTTTGCAACCCCAAGCCAGAGACACTTCATAGCGCACCATCCTGTTGCCAGGATACATCGCTACTTCAAACGTCAGGCCGCTGCGCGGATCGCTGATTTCCATCACATCCAGCGCAAGATCACCTTCTTCAGGGCGCGCAGGCTGACGGGCAACCAGGATAATTGCAGAGCGTGAAAAGCCGACATTGCGAGCAGCAGCAGCCACAACAGTAATGGCACGAGTTGCAGCACTTTGCGCTTTACGCAGACCCGGTTCAGCCAGCGTGATGGTATCGCCAGACGCAGGGTTAGCACCAGCAAACGACACACTCGCAACAACATACTGGTTAGTGTCGTTTGCGAAAGTGATAACGTCACCAGCAGCCACAACGCCTGTTCCTGCTGTTGCCAGCGGGATAGCGGTTTGACCAACAGTGAAGGCAGCGTTTGTTGATGTAGCACTAGCCATCGCGCCAGCGGTGCTGGTAACAACCTGTGCAGACTCGCGCAACTGCATGCCGTAGATGTTCAGCAGCTCGCCTTGACGCAGCAGAATGTCATTGCCGGCCTCGTTCGCTTTAGACACTTGACCAAGCGTGCGCAATGACGCGCCAGCGGTTGTGTCCATCACCAACTGAAGATCATCGGGAGCGCCGTTGTCTTTCAGGACTTTGCGAACGTTTGCAACGCCAGCCAGCGTAGTAGCAAATGGCGTAGTGGCAGCAGTTCCCGCAGCGCGGGACGTGGTTGCGTGCAGGGCTGCAAGGTCGGCTTCCACCTCGTTTACAAGCGTGCGCATAGCCTGGGCGATTTGATTCACGCGCAGGTTTTTATACCCGATGCCGTTATTAACGCCTTTCTGCTCTTCGCCATTCCATGAAAACGGCACCGCGCGGGATTTCGTGATGGATACAACCGCATTGGTGATGGTCTGGTTAGCAGCAGCCGGAACTGACATAGCTGGAGTAATATCTTCAGCAGCAGCAGCAGGCGCGATAGGCACGCGGATGGATTCATCTTTTGCAGCGCGTGCTGCGTTTGCGTCCAGCGTTACGGCAGGGATAAAGCCTGTCAGCTCGCGAGAAACTACGTCCAGTGCTGCGTAGAGGTCGGGTACTAGGTTGGTCAGTGTATTAGCCATGATAATTTTACCTTTTGAATGATTAGTCGGTTACGGTGCCGCCGGTTTTAACGTGTTCCGCGCGGGATGCGTGGTCCAGAGCGTTAAAATCTGATCGACTGATTGCTTTGACTGTGGCACCGCCACCTTTGCTACCAGCGGCACTACCGCCGGTTGCCTTACTTCCAACCAACACCGGCGCAAAGGCTGGGTTGGCTGTGAATTCTTTTGCGAGTTCGTCAACGGTCAGCGCGGATGGCTGGCCTTTTGCGTCACGCACTACTGTTACGAATTTGCCGTCCCGCATTTCTGTGGCGAGGCGTGATTTTATGTGTGGCATTAACAGGTCTGCGCTGCCTTGAATGGCAAGATCGCTGGCCAGTTTGGTGGCTACGTTGTCTATCAGCAGGCCGTTCAGGTTGCCGCTGAGTGATTCAATCTGTGTCTGGTATTCGCCAGCCTGCTTGGCCAGTTTTTCCTGCCAGCTTTTTTCCAGTGCGCTCACGTCGCCGGATTTCTTGAGCAGTTCCTCTGCTTCCTGTGCTGCCTTGGCTTCGGCTTCTTTCCGTGCTGCCTTGGCTGCTTTGGTTTCGGTCATCAGCTCGTCGTTCTTGGCGAGAATGGCCGCGTTCTGTTTTTGCAAATCAGCCAGTAATTCAGCTTGCTTTGCGTTTTCTGCTTGGAGTTCTTCAAGAGTCATAAGGCACCGCCTGTTGTTGGGTCACTGACCCGTTGCGCCCTTTCGGGCATAAAAAAACCCGCACTAGGCGGGTTCTGAATTTCTTTGTTTCTTGGCTACAAGGGCTGGAAAAACTTCTGCCATTCGCGCTCAGTCATCGGCGGATCGTCCTTGTCTTCTTCTGCTGACTTGCGATCTTCTTCGTCTGCTTCTTCAAAGTAAAGCCGCAGCTCGTCGAGAGTCATCCCTACCTGAGCGGCTATTTCTGCTTCTCTTTCCGGAGAGTAACGACCAACCCTTGGGCCGGGGAATGGATCAGTGAGCATATTAAAACCCTTTTATCGTCTCCATAGTCTTGACGTATGTTACGCCGTTTTCCACAAAAGATTCCATAACAATATGGTAGCTCGGGCTGGTAATGAGCACTTCTTTCTGGTTCTTAGCCATGCTGATCCAATCAATAGACCTGCCTTTTATGCTATCCATAGTAATGACGGTCTTAATCTCTCCGCCCAACACTGGCTTTTTGCTTCTGGTTGTCGATGAGAAGGCATGCATTGGAACAATGTCGCCTTCCTTCCATTCCATCTGGTTTTCAAGAACTCTGCGGACAACTCCTTTTCTGGCTGGCAACCGCTGCAAGGCATCCCTCAACACTTCAGCAGCTCCGTGAATTGCGGAACTTTGCTCTGCCTCGCCCCGCAACATCTCATTCATTCGCCGGAAATGCCCAGCGTCATAGTCTGTGTACATGCGTAATGCAACGCGCTCAGGTTCACTCAGCCTGTATCTGTCTGCTTTTGTGGTAATGGCTGCGTCTTGTTGCACCTGGCTGAGGTAATCGTCGTATTTATCACCCAGCATCGCTTTCATGTTGTCTTGCTGGGTTTCAAGAGGAAGCCTTGCCCTGCCCAACCCTTTATCGCCAATCTGGAATGCATTTGCAAACACTGCGGGGTTTTGTTCTCTCATCTCTGAAAGCGTCATGGGCTTGAAGTTCTTGCCCGTGTTCAGCTTGGCGAATTGTTCCGGCGTTAAGCCACCATCCCGGAACAGCTTTGCGCGCGTCTTGCCTAGCGCAACGTCCTGAAAGCCGTCTGGCTGGCGCTTGAGCCAGTCGTAATACGTTTCCTTCTGGTCTACGTAGCCGTCCTTGCTGGCGCGTGTTGCGCCTTCAGACAGCCATGAAAACTCATCCGTGAGAACCGGCACATACGATGACCGGCACCGGATGTGGATAGGAGGCAATGGCCCCTTGCCGTATTCAAACTCTTGCCCGTCCAGACTGCGGCAGGAAGTCGATGTCCTTGAGTCCAGCGTAGACACCCACTGGTACTTCTCCGTGATGTCGCTGTTCTCCCTCAGTGTTTCCATTCTGGCTGTACTGGCAACGTGCTGAATGGCGGTATGGATAATCGCCTGCGCGTTCCTGTACGTGACATCAAGCAATCCGTCCTTGTACTGCAGCGCCTTCGTGCCGCGCACCGTCCGGATGATCTGATCCGTTGTCTTTCCTTCAAAGTATCCCTGCCGTATGGCTCCGGTTATTTTGCTGCGCTCTGCTCTCGACCAGTCCTCAAGAAACGGTTCAAGTAGCTTGCCGCCATCAGCACCGCGCACTGAAAGCGGGTTGGTGCGGATAGCCGCCAGCACCTGATTCATGGGCGGAATCACCGCCTCAAACGGCATTTCTGATTTCAGGACTTGTAGCGTTGCGTGTTCGGTTTGTGCAGAGTGCTCTGCCAGCGCATCCAGATCATTCATGGTCTGCGCCTGGTACTCCCCAAACACTTCAGCCATCATTCCATCAACCCCTTTCAGAAGTCGCTCTACGCGGTTCCTGTGGTAGCCGGTTATATCTTCGCGCGTTAATTGGTCGCGCAGCTCCCTGTCTATCTTCTGCAGGAAAGGCTGGATCTTTTTTACTTCACCCGCTTTCAGGCGCTCAAGCAGAACCTGTTGCCGGGTTACAACATCAGCCAGCGGGTTCATGTCCATGCACCGACATAGGTTTCGCTCGACTCGCCGATTTTCTTTATCTTGAAAAAACTTCCCGCTTTGACTACAGCGGCGACTGCTGTGACTAATGACAGCGACGGAATAACAGTCCCGCCCGTCGAAATTCTGAACATGCCGCTGGCTTTTGCCTGCAAAGCTGTATTGTTAGTCGCAGTTACCATCGACGCCGGAGTCTGCTGCGTTACCGAAGCAACGCCCGTCATGCCGGCCGTGTTAAGCGGTGTGGTGTTATCAACGCCGATGACTGAATAGCCCCATCTGTCAGTAACCGCCGTACCAGCTCCGATTGGATCAAAAGCCGCATTGCCGGAAGTGGCTGACATGGTTGTCAGGTAAATAAAACACTCAAACTCGTAAATGCCCGATGGCAAAGTCAATGCGCCGTTAGTCGGGCTATCGAATATCTTTTGTTCGTTTGTCGTGCTGGTTAGCGTGTAATCCGCTGTCAGCATTATCCAAGCCGTTAAAGGGATCGCTACAGCGCAAGCGCCTGCATTGATCGCTGACCTGATAGCTCCGTCATCACCAATGGTTGCCGCACTGTTCTGAAGTAGCTTTCCGGTTGTAGCGTTAAACCGCGCGACAGCGTTGTCTGTAGCTGAAGCAGGCCCGAACGCATCGCCCACATCAGCATCAGATATTGCGCTGTTCAGTTCCGCAACGGTAAACGAACCGAGCGAAGTAGTATTAGAGCTTTGCGGGGCTGTAATAGCTCCTGTTAGCGCAGCTCTGGTTAATAGCGGGGTTCCGTCAACGTAGACAAGGGTGCTGTCTACTATCGCTCCCACCGCATCCTGAGCCGCTTCATCGGTGTACTGCGTTACATCACCGACATACAAGATATTCCCGTCAGTTACCGCTGTATCGAATTGCGCTTTCGTTCCAGTGACACCTACAATTGAAATCGGGTCGCCGCCCGTTGTCACGCTAACAACATTCGTGACGCTGACTTCTTCTGTGACCGCTGTAACCTGATCAACGCTGGTAACTGTTACCGCCGTCTCGACCTCTGTAACAA